CTGCGACCAACGAGCGTTACCTGATGACGCTCCAGACGCTGACCACTGGCAAGTTCTTCTTCAGAACCTACAACGGCTCGTGGTCATCGTGGCAATTGATGATCACTGCCACGCCGACTGGTGACGCCACGGTTCCGGGCGACCTCGCCGTCAACGGCGGAGACATCACGACGACCTCGACCGGCACGGCCACGGTGTTCAACACGAACGCCACGACGCTCAATGTCGGTCAGGCGGCAACGACGGTGTCGATCGGTGCCACAACTGGCACCGCCACGATTCGCAATGCGACGACTGCGATCACTGGTAACGCCACGGTCGGCGGCAGTGCTACGGTCGGTACGACCCTTGACGTCACCGGCAACACGACACTGACCGGAGACCTCGCTGTCAACGGCGGCGACATCACAACGAGCGCGGCGACGGCCACGGTGTTCGACACTGCGGCGACGACCGTTGACATTGCCGGCGCGGCCACGACGCTGAACATCGCTGATGCTGCAACGACTGCTCAGACCATCAACATTGGCACCGGAGCAACGGGCAGCGGTCAGACGAAGACGATCAACATCGGCACCGGCGGCGCTGCCGGTTCCACGACGAACGTCAACCTTGGAGATAATGATGGCGGGCTAGTTACTGTCAACCGGGCGTTGACTGTGAATGGGTTGACGACGTTGTTGGGTGGGTTGTCTGGGAATGTCTCTGTTTCAAGTTTTCCGTCTGGAACAATTGTCAAAACCCATATTGTTCAATTCAACGAGGACATTCAAACGCAAATTTACGGCGGCTCAGGAAGTGCTACTAGAACAGCAACTAATAACTTTAGTTACACACCTGCCAGATCGGGATCTACAATCTCGATCATTATTGTTGGTGGATACGCGTCAACTTCCCACTCCGGTACGGCTACCAGTGCTTCGGGATCCATTTCATTTACAGCAAGTGCTGGAGGCGGTTCTATATCAATATCGAACTTCGGAGCAGCACTAAGTTTTTCCACGCTTGCAACCAGTCGATTTCTGTACACGGGTGCATTGATATCTCATACTGCAAGCAGTTCTGCTGCGAGAACTTACACACTGACGGTTCAAACTACTGTGAATGGACCAACTGGTGGTAGTACTTCGACGATCACTTCGCGTATTGAAAACATAACATTTTTGCTTATCGAAAGGGTGCCGTGATGCCATACATCGGCGCCAACCTCCCCTACAAGGGCTGGACGACTGACACTCAGTTCTCCACGGTTCCGCCCGGTTTCTCGCAGGACATGCTCAATGTCATGCCTGTGGACCAAGGACGTAGGCGCCTACGCCTCTCGTCTCGCGCTGGCTTCAACCCGATCTACGAGTTTGGTTCTGCCGGCCCGGTCCAGTGCATGGTTCGGTGTGTTGCGTACACGGGCGCTGCTGGCAATCTGAAGACGGTCATCAAGGACCGCACGATCATCGTCAAGGCCGGCGTCGTGTACTACCTCGAACAGGGTGGCGTTCCGACCGTGTGCAACATCGCCGGCGGTGCATCTGCTCCCAACAACACGCCGGCGCTGAACGCCAGTGTTCGCACTGTCGAGGGCGTGCAGTTCAACGACTACGTCTACCTGTGCGATGGCATCAACTACGTCAAGGTTGACATCAGCCTGACAGTGCCAGAGGTTCAGAAGTGGGTTGACCCATACAGCCACGTCAAGGTGACTGTTGGCGGAAGCAACAACTACGCCACGTTGATTGCTCGATACGGCGCACGCATTGTCCTGTCTGGTGTGGCGGACGCAGAAACCAACTGGTTCATGTGTGCCATCGACAACCCAGAAGACTGGACTCCAAGCGGGTCTGCCGAAGACGCCATCGCTGGCGGTGGTTCTGACTACGGCACTCTGGGCGACCGCATCATCGCCCTGATCCCGCTTGGAAACACTGGACTGCTGTTCGCCGGACAGCGCAGCATGTCGTACCTGACGGTCGATCCTGCTCTCGATCCTAACCCGCAGATCATCACCCTCAGCCGAAGCATTGGTATCGTCGGGCCTCGTTCGTTCTGCTACGGGCCTGAGAAGATCGCCTACATCCTTGGCTACGAGGGCCTGTACCGGGTCAGCCCAAACGACTTCAGCCTTGACCGTGGCAATCTGATCAGCCTGAACGTCCTCGACTCGTTCTTCTCCCAGACCCAGTGGGAAGACCTCGACGCCGTTCTGACGTACGACATCGAGTTGCGCGGCGTTTGGATTTGGCTGACCCGCAGGGACCAGCCGTCGGTCAGCGTCCACCTGTTCTACAGCGAGCAGACCGGTGGGTTCTTCCCCCAACGCCTATACGAGCCGGGGTTCTACGGCACACTGTCGTCGTGTCCGGCCATCGTTACGGACGGTCGTACGCCGGTCGCCCTGATGGCTAGCGCGGAGGGCAAGATTGGCTACTTTGATTACCGGATCATCGCCGGCATCGACGGGTACCCGGCAAGCGGTTACAACTCAGCCGCCGGCGGAACCTACACGCCGCCTACGGCGGAGGAGTCTGAAGACCGTCGGGTCCTGAGCAACATCAGCATCGGTCCATTGCTTGGCGATCTGGGTACGCGGGTCATGCTGCGGGACGTTCTCGTCGAGTTGAACTCCGAAGAACACCTGCCGGACACCGACGTCAAGGGCGACCTGCCTCGTCCGGCCTTGGCTCTGTCGTACGGCGACACGGCTGAGAAGGCTATCGCCAGCAGCCTGACGACCGTCCGGTTCGTGCAGGTCCTGTCGGTCACGGTGGACGGCGGCGCGGCTGGCACCTCGTCGTTTGCGTCTACGATTGATGGGGACGACGCCACCCCGCCGGCGATCACGGCGTGGGAGGACGGCGGCTATGCCCCGACCGTCTACGGGAACTACGAGGCCCGGTCTACCTTTGTGGACCCAGAGAACCGGATCTACGACGGTGCGGTGCCTGACTCCGAGTACTACCTCAAGCGTGATACTTGGGACGGTGCGGAGCGGTGGCTGGTCTACAACACCGACAACACTTCTCTGGTCTACGTTCAGCAGGCGCTGGAAGGGGTGTATAGTGCAGACCCGACCGTCGGTGAGTACCGATTCCGACCCGACGGCGTGACGACCAGTGCTGGACTCCAGTCCGACGACACCGCCGAGTTCCAAGGCGTGCTGCTTGAGGCTGAGAACCTTGCGCTTGGCGAGTTGTACGAGGGCAATAACAATCACTTCCGGTGCAGGGTTAGGGCTGGCGCGGCCTACCTGCAAATCAGCAGTCAGGGCTACCCGTGGGCGCTTGAGCGTGCGTCGGTCCTGATCGAACCGGTTGGTCCGCGCCGCACCGTGCGAGAGGTGACCTGATGGGACTGTTCGATTCAATCTTCGGCGGCAAGAGTCGTCAGCGCAGGGCGCAGGAACAGCAGATTGCAAATTTGCAGAGTGGATTGCGCGGTCTGGGTACCCAAGCCGCTGCTGCCTACGGGACTCTTGCCGACGAGGTAGGTGGGTTCTATCAGCCGTCGTTGGACTACCAGCAGCAGCAGATGGATCTGGTGCTGAACCGGTTCATGGCCGATCGTCAGGCCAACATTGACCAGTATCGAACTGGATACGAGCAGAACATCTCGCAGTTCCAGACGGCCTACGACGACCTCCGTCGTCAATACACCGCCGGCATGGAGCGCGTGTACGGTGAGGCTGCGACCGGACGGCAGGCGATGCTGGAAAGTGTCGATCTTGCCACCCAACGCAACGTCGCCCGCATGCAGGCCCGCAACGCATTCAGCGGTCTTGGCCTGACCACGTTCGGCCAGCAGGCTGTTGCGGCTCAGGAGTCAGAGGGCGCTCGTCAGCGCGGCGTGATCCAAGAGCAGTATGCCGGCCAGTTGGCTGCAATCCGTCAGGCCCAGACTTCTGGCGAGACTGCTCTCGCACAGCAGCAGGCTACTGGGCTGACCGACCTGCGAAGGCAGCAGACGACTGGTTTGGCCGAGATGGGTACGTCCTACAGCAGCGCACTTGCTGGTCTCCAACAGGGACTTGGATCTCAGCGACTTGGACTGATGATGGGAATGCAAGGCCAGCGAATGGACTATCGCCAGCAACAACTGATGGCCCCGATTGGCTATCAGGAACAGGCACTGACGATGCCATTCAATGCACAGATGAATCTCGCCATGCAGCGAGGGACAGGATCACAGCAGTTCGGAAACGCACTGATCGGAGCCGGCCTTGGATTGGCTGGCAATGTTCTTGGTGGGTTGTTCGGCTAAGAAAGGAAACGACACATGGCATATCAATACCCAACGATCGCTTCTCAGATGGCAGCAATGCGAGGACAGCAGCAGGCCCCGGCATACCGTCGAGGCGTGGCGCAAATGACGAAGGTCCCGTCGCGGGACTTCCTGCTTCCTGCGGATGCCGAGGCCCTGCAACGGGATTACGAAGCGCGACGTGCCGCCGGCGTTCTTCCGTCTGATCCTCCGCAAGCATCTCCGGGTGTTGTGTCCAGTTCTGCCGCCATGCCTGCCTCTACCGGAACATCATTTCTAGATCGACTTGGCAGCGAGTTCAAGAAGAACATCCCCGACCTGTTCCGTGGCATTTCTGCCGGACTAGCGTCGTATTCCGGCAATCCAATGACTCCGTACAGCGGCGTCGGAGAGGCAATGGCCGGCACGATGCAGCGCAGCGAGCAGACTCGCGAGGCTCGTCGTCAGATGAGCCTTGCCGAGGAATACGGGACCGCCGAGGCCAAGGGTGTCGCAGCAGCCGAGCGCGAGATGAATCGCCAGAACATGGGCGACTTCCGTGGCATGGTCCAGAAGGCCGCTGTCGATACGTCGTACATCGACGACCTCGCCAAGATGGAGGGCTTCCGCATCGGCGTGCCTTCCGATGGCGTGAACAAGGCGATGCTGGCCTACACCGCAGCCAACCCATTCAGCGCCACCGAGCGCGAACGCATGGACGCTGACCTACAGAAGCGTCTGGCGTCGGCCCTCCGCATCTCGTTCTGAGGACAACATGAGACTCATCCCAGACAACGGTCAGCCAATCCAGCCCGACCCGGTCGTCCCGCAGATGACGAGCGACGAGGCCGACGCCGACATGTTCGGCAGGATCGATTCTGTCATCGAGCAGATGAACAAGAATCCCGGCTGGGCTATGGGCGATCCGACCATCGCCGGCCAGCCGTCGTTCGGTCGTGCCGTGGCGGGCATCGAGAACGGCGACTATCAGGGCCTTGAGATGCTGGAGTTCGGCGCAGTGCGCGGGAGTCCGGCGGTTTCATTCACGGATGAAGACGGTCAGCGTCAGGTGATCAAGGTCACCATGCCGCAGTGGCTTGGCATGATCCAGACTCGCGACGACGCCCGGTCGGAACTTCGCCAGCAGCGTGAACTTGAGTCGAAGAAGCAGGCGTTCGCCGGCCAGTTCAAGGCTCTCGCCTCGCGAGTTGGCGAATCGCAGGATCCGATCGTCAGCGATTACCTTGGCCTGCTGTACCAGATGGACCCCGGCCTTGCGATGCAGGGCCTACAGTCTTTCATCAAGGCTCGCAGCGGTCGCGAGCAGTACACGGTCTACCGTGGAACGGAGATGCCGGCGTCGTTTGCGGAGCAGGTTGCCGCCATCGACGACGCGCAGTCTGACATGCGTATGGATGCATTTGGACGTTACGCCGGCAATCTTGCCGATCAGCAAAGGTTCCAAGCGGCTGGTGCGGTCAACATGTACTCGACGCTGCTGCGCCCCAAGGGCGACCGGGTGACTCCTCGCGGCATGACTCTGCCCCAGTACGCGCAGCAGACGCAAGGCCAGATGGCTCTTGCACTCCTGATCGACGCGATGCGTCAGGGTCTGGTACCGGGCCTCAGCAATCCGGTGCAGTTGCCGTCTACGGCTGGCCGCATCGACCCGAACGAGATGAACCAGTTCTTGGCCCGGTTCAACGAAGTGTCCGGCGCGATGGGATGGGGTCCGTCGTCGGAGGCTGACCTGCCAATCATCTTGCAGGCAATCGGTCGCGTTCGCGGCGGCGGCGTGATCACTGAGGAGCGACCGCAGGCAGTTCCGTCGTCCGGCGGTCGTCAGTCGTCTCAAGCACCCGCGCAGGGTGGATCCGCGCAGCAGCCGCAGATCGGCACTGGTCAGCGGAGTGCTTTGGAGAATATCTCCGCGACGGCGTACGACCCAGTGCTTCGGCGCCAGTTGCGGTCTGGACACCCTATGGAAATGCAGGCCGCATTCACGCGACTGAAGAATCTGTACGAACAGTCACGTCGTCAGCCGGAGGTTCTTGGAGAAGCCGGCATCAGCAAGTCAGACATCGAGGCTGTGTACTCACTGTTGACGCAAGAGTAACCCATGAGCCAATTCTCGTTCTTCCCGCAGCCTGACGGATCCGACCCGCTTACTGACGCGCTATTGCAATTCAGAAGGAGCCAGAAGACACTTGGTCAGCGGTCAGAGCGGGAAGAGTCTCAAATGCAATTCGGTCGCGCTGTTGGCGACCTGCTGACCAACGTCAACCCGTGGGGTTGGGTAGTCAGCCCATCAACAGTGATGAACGACATTGCTGACTTCAGCAAGTTCATCGATCGCACCCAGACGATCAACACCAAGAACGAACTGCAAGGCGAGATCGATAGCGGCGCCTTGACCCCGCAGGAGGTTCTTCTTCGCCAGCAGCAGATCGAAGTTCTCGACAAGATGATTGCCAGCGAGTCTGAGCAAGCCTCTGTGGCAACACAGGAAGAGATCGCAGAGACGGGCGTGGTTGGCATGTTCGGCCAAGGAGTCAAGGCTGGTGTCACGCAGGGCGTGGTTTCGACCATGCGCGGGTTCGCCAACCTGATGCCGTTCGATGGCGATGCATTCTGGTCTGGCGCACAGCGCGAGACCGGCATGGCAATTCCAGAGGACAGCGTGTCAGGAAACATCGGTCAGGCTGTTGGCAGTGGCCTATACAGCGCGGCAGCGTTTACGGCAAACCCATATTTGGGTACTGCTGTGATGGGTCTTCAGGGATACGGCGGTGGCATCGAGGCTTACGATCAGGCGTACCAGTACGGCCTAACCACTGGCGACTACAGCCACGTTGAGAAGATCACGTCCGGCCTGACCAGCGCGGCGATTGAAGCAGCGACCGAGCGCATTGGGTTCGGTGTTGCTCGCCGGCTTGCCAAGACTGGAGTTGCCCAGTGGTTCGCTCAACCGGGTGCGAAGGCTGTGATGGGGACTGTCGGCAAGATGTACGCGACCGAGGCTCTTGAAGAGGGTCTTGTGCCGATCTTGCAGAACGGCGTGAAGATGACCGGCTGGACTGGGATGCAGCCTGCGGAGTGGGGCGAGGCATTTAGTCAGGCCGCTACTGATGCTTTCTACGGAGGCTTCGGTGGTTACGGCGCCGCTGCTGTCAACGTGCCGGCTGAGATCGTGCGCCGCCAGCAAACGAACAAGTTGTTGCGCGAGGCCGGAAGCAAGTACGCCGACCAAGGGTTCGTCGAAGAGATTGCGCCCAAGCGTGCCGCTGCCCTTCAGGCGATGACGCCGGAAGAGCGTGCGCTGGAGTCCGACAATGCAGAGCAGGCGCTCATGCAAGCCGCCGGCGATCTTGGCAAGGCCAAGGAGAACGTCGGTGCTGTGCAGGCTGACCTGATCACCAAGCAGCAGGAACTTGCCCGTGCGCGTCGTGGTCGCGATCAGGCTCGCATCCAAGCCCTTGAGGCGGAGGTTGCTGCCGGCGAGACGGCGCTTGAAACCTCACGCCAGACCGCCGCAACGGTCGCTGCCGACTACGCGGCTTCTCAGTTCAACTACCTGACCGCACTCGCCGCGATGTCGTCTGGTGCGCCGACGGTGCAGATGACAACCGATGAGGTGATGAACAGTCAGCAGTACACGCCCGCAACTGCATCCACAAGTAGCCAGAAGGCTGTGGAGCAGCAGTTGACCCGCCTTGGGTTCAAGGTCCAGTACTACGACGGTGGTCAGCAGGGCGACACCCGACCGGCGTTCTTCTCGCCGCAGACCCCAGACACGGTCTACCTGCGTGCTGACGGCAACATGAAGTTCAGCGAGATGATGGGTCTCGCTATGCATGAACTGACGCACTGGGCGCAGTTCAACGACAGCGGCCTATGGAAGGCGCTGCGTGCGACGATGGACGATCAGACGATGCTGTCTGCCGCGACCGAGTACTGGTCGCAGGCTGCTGGCATTGACCCGCAGGTGCGGCGGTCTCTTGCTCAGGTGATGGCCGAGTCGCAAGGTCTGCCAACGGACGGCGACACTGTTGCCGGGTTTGAATCCCGCATGGGCCGATCGCTCGTCGAGAGTGAAGGCGCTGCCAAGATGATCGAGAATGGCGCTGCTGCGCTGTTCCGTGGCGATGCTGTCCCCGGCTGGTTTGGCCAGTTGGTGACTCGCATGGGCCTGCGTGGCCGTGCGGCCATGAGCGCCCTGAAGTTGTACCGTGGCCTTCAGGAGGCCGCGAAGAACAATCCGGGCTACACCCTCGGCAAGGTTGGCTTCACGATTGAAGCGGCGCAGCGTGGCCTTGAGGCCATGCGTAAGGCCCGCGTGCAGGCGGCTGGGGTCGGAGCGCAGCAGGCCACGCCACAGCCGCAGGCTGCTCCGGCCCCTGCGCCTGCGCCTGCCCCGGCGCCAGCACCAGCACCGGCGACTGCACCGCCTCCGCCTGTTCCGGGCGCTCCGGCCCCTGCCGCTGCCCCGGCGCCAGCACCAGCACCGGCGGCTGCACCTGCGCCGGCTGCGCCAGCGCCGACTCCCGTCGCTGCCGCGCCGGCCCCGGATGCTTCTACCCGTGCTGCACTGGACGCCGCCAAGTCAGCGATCGACGCATCCGGTCAGCCTGACTTCTATGCGCCGTCGGCCAACGAGATCGCAGCAGCCGATCTCGCGCTTGAGCAGCGTGCATCGGAGGACGCAGCCGCTGGTCGTCCGAATCCGTACGAGGGCGTCACGGGCGAGGAGGTTGCTCGTCTGATGACCTATGTGGACGCGGTCGATGGTGGCCTGCTTCCCGGCCAGACGGTCACGACGGCACAGCGCCGTATCGCCAAGGAGATGCGGCGCAAGATCCGCCGGACGGTCGGCACAATCAGCGCACGCGGCAAGGATGTTCCAGAGACGATCGATAGCGCAGCGATCATCGACTCGATCATCCCGATCGCGACTAGCCGGCAGTGGAAGAACATGCGCGACTTCAAGCGCACGATTCAAGATCGAGTTCGCAAAGCGGCTAGAGAAGTCGGAATTGACTTGAGCGTTGATAGTCCGCGAGTCAATGAATACATCCGCCGAATGGTTGTCAAGGAGGCGAGTGCTGCAATCAAGGCGAACAGCAAGGCTGTCGGATGGTACGACGAGAAGGTTCGCAAAGCCCTTGCCATCATCGCTTTGATTCATCCAGAACTTGAGACCGATCGAATGGCGCAATTCGCCTTCAAGTGGGCGCTTGCTGTTACGAGTAATGGAGCGGAGGTGGAAGTCAACTTCGTGAACGCCGTCAAGGCGTACGAGAAATACAAGAAGATCGGGCGAATGCCCACCAACATTGGAGAAGGTCCGCCGGCCAACGCAATCAACAACGCGCTCCGGGTATTCAATAGGCTCGTTGGAAAGTATGGGATCGAGCGCGTCGAGCAGTTCATGTCCACCAAGCACACCGTTCGAGAGATACGGCAGTTCACCGGTATCAAACCAAGCGGTGAAAGCATCGACACCATCCTGTACGGCGCTGCTGTTGTTGGACCGAAGATCGGCAACGGGTTCTTCGCAAACCTGTATGGTCACTTTGAGCAGTTGACGATGGACCGTTGGTTCATGCGGACGTTTGGGCGATGGACTGGAACCCTGATTGAGTCGAAGCCAGAACTGGTGAAGAATCGACGTCAACAGATGCGACGAGTACTTGCGTTGATGAGTGAAAGAACCCAGAGGAAGTTCTTCCAAACCATCAACCTCAATTACCGACCGATGTCTTTGGCTAAAGCCGTAAAGGGACAGCCTGCTGAGGTCGTCCTTACAGACGCTGCTGCCGACAAGATTGGCGAAGCAATTGCGAAGGCTTCAGTCAAGGCGGACCAGCGCGAAATCATCAACGAGGTTGGGAAGTTCTCCAAAAAGACAACGCCACAGATCGCTGCGGTTCTTGGCGAAGATGACGAGGAGAATCCGTACTACTCATTTGGTGACGAACTGAGAAAGATCGGCAACGGTCTGTACAAATCGAAGGACGGTCAGAAGGAATCGCCGGGTGGTGGTCAGGAACGCCAGCGCATTCGGGGAATCTTCCAGAATGCACTGCGCGAACTCAATGTCGAGTTCCCAGAACTCACTATGGCTGACCTTCAGGCTGTTATCTGGTACCCAGAGAAGCGTTTGTATGACGCCAGCAAGACGAAGGAAAGCAATGCCGACATGCAGTACGAGGAAGGCGGCGCTCCCGATTACGAAACCGCTGCCCGAAAAGTTGCCAAGAGCCGAAAGGTGAGCGATGATAAGATTCGGAAGGCAACAGAAAGGATTGACAATGACATACGGACAAGACGCGCAGCAGCAGCACGACGAGTCGCTGGAGGCACAACTCCGACGATTGTCCCTGCCCGAGACGCAACCCAATCAGAACTTGCTGGACGAACCACCGGAGACCGAGGAGGGGTCGGAGCGGCTCGAAGCATTGCGCCGCTACCGGACGCGCCTATCGTCACAGGCGCGACCGGTCCAGACGCAGGCATCGTCGCAGCAGCAGAGCGATATGCAGCCTCCGTCGGCATCGACCTGAAGCGTCAGGCGTACTACGCCAAGGTTGATCTTGGTCGAGCCAAGCGTCTCGCTGATGCGTTCGACGCGATGCCGCACGATCCGACCGACCCGGCAGTTGTCGAGGCTTATGACGCACTGATCGATCAGACCATTGGTCAGTACCGTGCGTTGGAGGAGGCCGGGTACAAGTTCTGGTTCTTCGACGAGAAGACTGACCCGTACGACGGCAAGCCTTGGAAGGCTCTGCGGGATCTGCGCCAGAACAAGACGATGGCGGTGTTCTCAACTCAGGCCGGCTTCGGCACGCTTGAGGAGATCGACACGTCTGGCAATCCGCTGCTGGTGGATACCGGCATCCAGTGGCCCTACGGCAGTCCAGATGGACCGATGACTCCGGTCCTTGCCAATGACCTGTTCCGTGCGGTTCACGACGCCTTCGGCCATAGCCTTGAGGGTGCTGGCTTCCGCGCTCGCGGCGAGGAGAACGCATGGCAGGCGCACGTCCGGCTGTTCTTCGGTCCAGCCGTTGGGGCGATGACGACCGAGACTCGCGGCCAAAACTCGTGGCTGAACTTCGGACCCTACGGCCCACAGAACCAAACCGCCGGTGTTCTGGAAACAGTGTTTGCCCCGCAGAAGACTGGCCTGATGCCGGAGTGGACGTGGACTGAGGGCCGCGTTCCTGACATGCAGAACCAGCCGACCGGCCCCGGCGGTGGTCAGCCGGCGGTGTCAACATCAAGCGCCCGCGTCAACCCGCAGCAGGACGCCCAGTACATGGATGCCGTCAAGCGCGGCGACATGGACGCGGCGCAGCGCATGGTGGATGCGGCGGCTCGCGCCGCCGGTTACATCTACCGCGTCTTCCACGGAACGAATGGTCCGATGTTCCGTCAGTTCTCCAAGGAAAAGGGCGGGGCTAAGACTGGTGCAGAGTCCGCAATGATCGGATTCTTCGCCACTGACAACAGGACAGTGGCACAGTCATATGCCGACAACCCCGGCATGGGCGCGATGTTTGATCTCGCTCTTGGCGGTCCGCTGTCTGAACTCCGCAAGCAGGCTGTGGAGACTGGGCGTGGCAAAGAACTGAAGGATGCGTATGACGCGGCGAAGCGCGAGTACGACGCTGCAATCCAACGCGGTCGAGCCAAGGTGCGCGATGATGTTGCGAACTCCGCAGTGATCGCGGACTTGAGTAAGTCTGGGTTCGCGGACAGCATCAATAGTTTCATCGACACGCTGGCAACCCGCGAGATCATGGATGGAGAGTGGCTCAAGTCTCCAGACATCGTTGCCGCAGAAGCGAACCTCAACCGGGCGAAGGAACCTCTAGAAGCGTTCCTACGAGACGTGATTGTGTCGTCGATTCCCAACCGACGAGTGCTTGGCATGTACGCCAAGATGGACAATCCGGCGATCTACGACGCAGGCGGCGTCACTCCGGCTGAGTTCGCGCTCACGCCGAAGATCCAGAAGGCGATCGACGACGGCAACGACGGCGTCATCTTCAAGAACCTGATCGACCCGGTCGAGCCATCGACCCATTACGTTGTCTTCGATCCGTCTCAGTTCAAGTCTTCCGACCCCGTCACCCGCGACGAGGCCGGCAATGTCATCCCGCTGTCGCAGCGTTTCAACCCAGCCAGCCCGAGCATCATGGAGGCTCGCGCTCAGAAGCCGGCCCCAGAAGCCGGGGTGTTTGATGTCAACAATCCTCCGGTTGCAAAGCCGGGAATGCGCCCGTTGTCCGTTGGACCGGCAATCGTTGCATTGATGGATTACGACGGCACGGTGTATTACGACGTCAACGCCACTATGCATGGGGACATTGTTGATACGTTCCCACAGATCGCTGACACTGTCATTGATGGCGGATTCATCATCGATGGCAAATACGTCATGGGGTCTTCTGATGGTGGCTACTCCGCGTACGAGGGTTTGGATGAGCAGATCGCTGAGGTCCGCGAGTTCACCAAGCGTGTGAACGATCCGACGATCGTCGGCGCCCGCGCATCGCGCCCGCTGTCATCGTTCACGCCGGAGTTTCAAGATTGGTTCCGTGGAAGCAAGGTGACTGACGATTACCTCAACCCCAAAATTCAGTTCCACAGTACGTCAGCACTGATCGATGGAGAGTCATTCGACCAGTTCCTCCCGTTTTCGCATTTCGGAACGCCGACCGCTGCTCAGGATAGATTCAACAGTATCAACATAATCAAGGGAGGACCGGGCCGATTCCTCAAGGAGGATTCGGTTCGTCGCGGATCGAGGACATATCCGGTGTACTTGTCGATTAGGAATCCTTTGAGGGTTCCTGATTTTGCTGCGACAAACGAAGCGACATTGCTTTCCGAGATCATGGGCAAGCAAGGTCGAGGTCAATACCTCGATATCAACATCGATGACATTGACGACGTAACGGCTGTTGGTACCTACGACGCTGTTCGCAAGGCTGGTTATGACGGACTCGTATACAAGAACGAGTTTGAGGACAGGGGAGAGGACAGTTACGTCATCTTTGATCCGTCTCAAGCCAAGTCCATCTTCAACGAACGCCCGACTCGCAGCCCGGTCATCTCGTCCGCCCGCCAGCGCCCGCAGGATCTTGCCTACGGCATGGGCCGGCGCAGCGGGCAGGTCGCTGGTGTAGCCCGTGGGCGACAGCAGCGCGAGGCGGAGGTGCAGGAGGCGCAGCGTCAGGCCGATGCACGCGCCCGTGCTGTGGCCGACCTCAAGCGCCAGAAGCGCGAGCAGCGCCTGCGCGAGCGTGCCAAGCGTGCCGCGCTGGCCGGTCGCATGCAGGCTCGCATTGCCCGCCTGACGTCAGAGATCCGCCGCCGGCAGCGCCGCGAGGGCGAGCGCATGGACGACTTCAGCCGTCGCGCCCTTCGCGAGATGATGCGCGAGGCCCAGACGGCCAGCGGCGAAGGATACCGGCAGGCGAAGCGCGACCTGTCGCGGCTCAAGCGTGACGCTGTCGCGCTGATCAAGATGCTGCCGACCAACCTGCGGTCGAAGTACCTGCCCCGTGTTGCCGAACTGACGAGTGCGGTCGGCGTGTTGCAAGTGGCGGATTCGGTCGTCAGGGACATGACCCGCAACGAGGCTCGTGTCACGTTCAGCCGATTGCGACGATTGCAGCGGCAGTTCGCCACGCGGCGTGGTCTCCGCAACGACACTCGCGACATGGCAATGCCGCTGATCGAGGCCGGCATGGCGATGCTTGGCGGCGATCGCCTGATGGGCTACACCGACATTGCCGACATGACGCAACGCATCGGCGCTGCTCGTCAGTTGATGGAGGAGGCGCAGGACCTGTACGAACAGGACCGCGAGGCGTGGCGTGAGGGTCGTGCGGAGCGGCAGCAGGAACGTGCCGACGCAGCGGAGGCTCTGGCGCAGAACCTTGAGGGCCTCGACGAGTTGCCTGACTCGCGGCTGTGGAGCGTTGGCCGCACTGCTGGTTTCGTCGGCAAGTTCTTTGCTGCCAACAGCGACATCCACACGCTGGCTGAGATCATTGACGGTGCAATCGATGGACCGATCCACGACATGATCGCACGGTTGCAGGCCGGCAAGAACCGCATGAATCTCGACCGCCGTCGCATCGACCAGACGATGGACGGTCTGTTGCAGCAGGCCGGGTACAGCAGCGTCGATGATTACGCACAGCGTGCCGCCGGCATGGGTGGCGTTGCGGCTACTGATGTCATGGACGTCATGCTTGGTGGGCAGACGCGGCGCATCACGGCTGGGGAGGCCATGTCGCTGGCGGCGATGGATGACGACACCTTGGGCCTGCTCTTCGACGAGAACGACCCAGAGTTCGCTGGCAGTCCGATCACGTTCCTGCGAGACGGTGGCAAGTTGCCGCTGCGCGTTACCCGGCAGGAGGTCGAGGCCATCCGCGCCCGACTGTCGGCAGGACAGATCGCCCTGATCGATGGACTCAAGGGCATGATCGACGCTGACATCCGGCAGCGTGCGTTCGATGTCCACTACGCCCAGTTCGGTCGTATGCCAGAGGCCATCCCGGGGTACTACCCACGCCGGCGCTTGAGCGACTCAATCAGTGGTGACACGGTGGACGTGAACGCTACACCGGGCAACGTCATTATGACGATGCTCGACAACGCCGGCTTCACCCGCCAGCGTGTCGCGTCTCGTTCTCCGCTGGTGGTTGACGACCTCGTCCGCACGATCGACGGACACGTTGATCAGGGCCTGCGCCTGATTCACTTGAGCGACCCGCTCCGATTCGGCATCACGATCCTGCGTGACGCGAACGTCAAGGCTGCGATGGAAAGCCGGCTTGGCGCGAAGAGCAACGATCAGATGCGGAAGTTGCTGATGAACGGGGTGGGTTTGAGTGGGCGCCCGACTGGTGACTTCATCGACACGTTGAACAGCAACGTCAGCGGCGCCCTCCTGCTGCTCAACCCGAAGACGTGGTTCCGTCAGTTGGGCGGCGTCTTCCGTCTCGCGAGTGAGTTCGACATGGCCGACTGGGCGTCCGGCAGCAGGCGCTCAATCGCTCTCACGCCGGCGGAACGCACCGCCACGATCGACCGCATCGAGCGTGACAGCGGGTACTTCTTCGACCGCCACCGTCGGTCGCAGGTCGGTCTGTTCGCAGGTATCATCGGAGACCCTCGCCAGAACCGTGAACGCATGATGGTCATGCTGCGGGCTGTCGGGTCGAACCTGCGTTCGGCTGTGGATGAGGCCACGCAGGCGAACTTCCGAGCGATGCTGGAGGACCTGAACAATGGTCGGTCCAACGTCCTCACGATCCTGCGGTCGTTCGACTTCGCGCTGCGAGGTATCGACCGACAGGTGATGTTGGCCGGGTACATGAGTGCGCGTCAGTCACTGGCCCGCACCGACCCGGCGATGTCCGAGCAGGACGCGCACCTCGCGGCGATCGGACTTGCCGAACGTGCGTTCCGTCGAACGCAGAACGTCAGCGATCCGATGGACGACACGGTGTTCGCAGCCGAACAGAAGTTCAACAAGGGCTACGGTCGCCTGCTGTTCCCGTTCTCCAGCGATCCGCTGAAGGCATTCAATCAGGCTCGTCGTGCGGTCGCGAATCCGAACACTCGTGCCAGCACGGCGTTCGGGATCACTGCGAACATCCTGTGGTCGGCTGCTGCGAACCCGCTGTCGGTTGGTCTTGCTGGAATCGCGACTGGGTTCTGGTCTAGCGACGACGAGGATGACAAGTTGCTGAAGCAGGCGATCGTCAATCAGCAGGCACAGCGTGCGCTTGAGCGTGCCGCCGGTGACCTCGCCGGCAGCGCCTTCGGCTACGCTGGCCTGATCGTGACCGACGTGTATTCGGCGTACCGTGCATATCAGGATGGATATGCACCTGATGCCGGCGTGCAGTTGATGCCGCTTCAGGTTGTCAATGAGTCGATCAGGAACTTCGCGACTGGCGAGTACGGAGCGATGGCTGGTGACATCGCTACGCTGGCCGGCATCCCTGTCACGACTCCGATCGAGTCGCTCCGCCGAGACGTCGCCCGCGTCACGCCGACGCCGGAGAAGGTGCGCGATGCCTTGCTGGCGAAGAAGCGCGGCAGCGGCCTGACTCGTGACGAGGAGCGCAGGCTCAAGGCGGCGCAGGATCAGGTCCGGCTGAACAAGTTGCAGACGGCAGAGTGAGAATCCGCTTGGATTCTGGGGCTTGACAGGCCCCGGTATGCACACTAGAGTTCCTGCACATGACTGCAACGTGCAGTCAATCGCACTAGGAAATACTGCATGGCAAAGAAACTACCGCGCAACGAGCGGTACAAGACGATCACCATTCGCATCAAGGATTGGGAAGTCTTGGACCGAATTCAGCGTGGCACGGGATGGACGAAGACTCTGATCTTCCATTTCATCATCGCGCACCACGCGCACAAGTTGCCGGACAACCTGACTGACGTCGGGTACATCCGGCTGGGCAACACCAAGATCGCGATCAGTGAGATCGACGAACAACTCGAAGGAAAGACCAATGACCAAAGCGTTTGAGATTCATCACGACATCCCGGAAGCGGACTACCACGCTCGCGCTGGATGCAGCGCATCGCAACTCCGCACGCTGCTGACGAAGTCCGCAGCCCACCTCTCGCACCAACGACGACACCCACAGGAGGAGACGACGGCGCTCCGCGTCGGTCGCCTACTGCACGCCATGGTGTTGACGCCCGGTCTCGTCAAGGCGAACTTCACGGTCGCTCCTGACATCAACCGCCGGACGAACGCTGGTAAGGAAGAATGGGAGAAGTTTCTTACAGCGAACAGCAGCAGGACGGTCGTGACCACTGAAGAGTGGGACGACGCGAACAGCATGGCACAGTCTGCACGATCGACTGGCCTGTTCGGATCAGGCCAAGCAGAGATCAGCATCTTCGGCACGATGAACGGTGTCGATGTCAAGAGCAGGCTCGACTGGGTGAACGCCGGCGAGATCATCGACGTCAAGTCAACGTCGTCGGTCGCCAGCCCTCGCGAGTTCCAGAGGACGGTGTGGAACTGGGGCTACGGATTGCAGGCTGCGTTCTACATGAGGATGGCTCGCGAAGCCGGCCTGTCACCATCCAAGTTCGTGTTCGTTGCTGTGGAGAAGGAAGCACCGCACGTCGTCGGAGTCTACGACCTCGACCCGTCGGTCATCGAACTCTTCGATCGTCAGATCGACGGCCTGATCGAGGAGTACAAGCAGTCGTTGGTCGTCGATGTGGCGCGTACTTGGGGACGCCACACCATCTCGATCCCCACATGGGCCAAGGCTGGCCTTGAAGACGAAGCCTGAAAGGACCTGATCACATGAAGACTTCAGAGAACATCGGACAGTTGGTTGCTGCGCTGGCGGAGGCGCAGAAGGACATCAAGAACCCCGCATTCGACAAGGTGAACCCGCACTTCAAGTCGAAGTACGCCACGCTGGGCGCACACCTCGACGTGATCCGCGAGCCGTTCAGCAAGAACGCGCTGGTGCTGACGCAGTTCATCAGCAGTGATCATGCGACGATCACCTGCACCACCCGCATCTCACACAAGAGCGGCGAGTGGATGGAGGACAGCGCCACGGAAGGGCGCCCGGAACGCTGCACGATCCAGCAGTTCGGATCGATCTGCTCGTACCTCCGCAGGTACACGATTGCTGCGGCGGTCGGCATCGTGGGGGAGGAATCCGACGACGACGGCGAGGCTGTCGTGGCGCCGCAGCGGATCACCCCTGCATTCGTGCGACCTGTCCAGCAGCAGGCCCCGGCGCCCCAGCGCCCGGTTCAGCAGGCACCAGCACCGCAGGCTCCTGCACAGCAGGCTCCCGCGCCGGCTGCGCCAGCACCTGCCGCCAAGCAGGACGATGGCGAGTGGGTGTGGATCGACATCCGGTTCTGCGACGAGAAGCAGAGTCAGGGCAAGACGGCCAGCCCGTACCTCGCGATCAAGACCGCCGACGATCAGCGCCTGACGTGTTGGGACACGGAGTTGTTCCCAGTGCTGAAGGAGGCCGCGACCAGCCGGAAGACCGTCGGCGTGATCATCGACACCTCCACCAAGTTCCCGAAGATCGTGGAGGTGCGGCGTGGCTGACAGCCTGTGGGACCTGTCGGAAGGCGAGCGCCGGCGCGATCGAGGCATCGCGCTGGCCTCCCTCCCACGAGGTGCAACATTGACTATCGCTCGTGAGACCGCCGTCGCGCTGGCGCAGGCGAGGGAGTCACGCGAGTGTTCGATCGACGATGTCAAGCGTCACATGGAGACCGCCGGGTTCGACCCGTCGGCGCTCGACAACGCCGCCGGCGCTGTGTTTCGTGGGTCGATGTGGGCGGATACTGGCAAGCGAATCCGTTCTGCCCGGACTGTCGCACGCGCACGCGAGATCAGAGTCTGGAGGCTTCTATGAGCCGGAAGGCCCCGTGGTTTCCCATGTACACCACGGACTTCATCGCGGCCACGATGGCAATGAGCAGCGCGGAGGTGGGCTGCTACATCCGCCTGCTCTGCTATCAGTGGACCAACGGTGGCATACCGGACGACTACGAGGCTGCGAAACGTGTGGCTGGTGACATGACCCAGCCGATGTGGAAGGTGCTGCGTTGCAGGTTTCAGGATGTCGATGGTGTGCTGGTTCACCCTCGACTTGAGCAGGAGCGCGTGCGGATGGAGTCTGTGTCCACCCGGCGGTCGGCTGCTGCGACACGTTTGAACCAGCGCCGCAAGGAACGAGAGACACCGCAGGAACAACTCAAGCGAATCAGGAGAGACACTAATGGCTGACCTATACAACCCGAAGAACCTCGACGGTCTGTTCCCGTGCCGCTGCCGGCGGTGCCAGACCATCATCGACTACGTCCGCGAGCAGGACAAGCGTTGGGTGACGCGCTGCAATGACTGCCTGCGCGACGATATGCAGGACGAGATCAACGAGCCGTTCGTGCCGGAGGGAGCAGACTGATGGATGAGGTAACCTTCCTCCAACTGGCGTGTGTTCTCTTGCTTGGTCTGAACGTGGCTGTCTGTGTGTTCATCTGGCACACATGGCGGCAAATTAGGGAAATGGAAAAGAACAATGAGCGAAAGTGAACTCGATCGTGTGACGAAGCGAAACGTCCTGCTGGTCGTCGAGAACGAACACCTGAAGGACCAGTTGCAGCGCCTGCGTGAACTCGTGCGGAGCCTGCACAGGGAACGCGACGAGGCCAAGGCGGTCGCTGCCCAGTACCTTGACGCGCACCGGGACGTGGCGGTGTCTGAACTGGAGCGTGGTCCGGGCGAGGACGACCGCGACCCCGGCGATGAACACAAAGACCTTGGTCAGCAGTACGACGGGGTGATGATCATCGAGGGTGCGAACTCTGCACTCATGGGAGTCGGCCAGCGTTGCGGCCAGCCGGCCATCGCGATCTACTCATACGACGCACTGGTCGCGCACTACATGGCCGACGGCATGGACGAGGGCGAGGCGATTGAGTGGATCGAACACAACATCGTCGGCGCATGGTTGGGGGAAGGAACCCCGATCGTTCTGGTAGAGGGTGACGATTGAACTAACAGGAGACACACATGGATAGCACGGACGCAATCACATACAGCAAGAACTACGCGGTCATGCGTGAGTTGTGGACGAACTGGCAGGCGACGGACGCGACCGCTGCACTGTTCGCGGAGCGTTGCGCTGAACTCAACCAGCGCGTGCTGAACGACTGCATCAAGCGCCATCGATGCGAGGCGTCGGGCCAGTACAACGAGCCGAAGATCCACCGCATCCTAGAGATGTACGGTGAGACGATGCGCGGGATGAGCGTGCAGAGGACGTTCGTCGCGAAAATCAATGACAGCGACCTGACGCCGGAGGAGATTGCGGAGCAGGACATCGACGCGGAGGAGATCATCGCCAGCGCCACGGCGGAAGAGGTCAAGCGTGCGTGCAGCGCCTACCCGATCGAGGCGCACACGAGCGTCGGCAAGCGCCTGCTGGCGGCTGCGATCCGCAGGATGCGAAGGCAGCAATGACAGGCGAGAAGTCACAAAGGAAGACCAAGCGGCAGGACGTACCTCTCGACGTGCAGTTGCAGATCAGCGAGGCCAAGCGGCTCGCTGCGGAGGAGAGAGAGTCGAGGCACGCCTGCGTTGCCAGCGCCCTCGACGAGGCGCTCGTGCAGTTGATGAGCGTGTGCATCCGGGCATCGAGGAGCGACAACTGCTCCAAGTACATGAGGCGCCACCTGTCGGCTGTCATCGAGCGGTTCGGTAGGATTCGGGAGGAGGCCATCAATGGGCGCGACTGTTTCGATCTCCCTCCCGATCCCGAAGAGTCGGGGATCTAATGGGCGGGACCACTGGGCGGCGAAGGCGAAGTTGACCAAGGCCGACCGGCTGCTGGCCCGGATCACCGGCGGCACGGTGTCGCCTGCGATGCCGCTGCGGTTCGTGGCGTTGACCATTGCGTACCGGGTCAAGGGCAAGCAGGGTCCTGACGTGGACAATGCGATCAGCCGATGCAAGGCGTACCTCGACGGCCTGACGGACGCGGGTTGGTGGGTTGACGACCGGGTGCTGGTCGAGATCCGGGCTGCTGTGTTTCGTTGCTGCGGCAAGGACGAGGGCGTGACGATCACGGCGAAGGACGTGGAGAAGGCTGGCGATGCGACCTAGATACGAGACGGTTGACGACCGCCAGCGACAGCGCGAGGTGATCTCCTACCTGTCTGCTGCGACTGGCACGACCGCCGTCGAGACGCCGCCGCTGACGCACTGGGACTACGAGATGGTGCGTGACGGGCGTGTTCTTGCGCTGGTCGAGGTCAAGGTTCGCAAGTGTTCCAGAACCACCTACCCCACGTTCATGGTCAGCGAGGGCAAGGCGACGACCTTGCGCGACCAAGCGATCGCCGCCGGGTGCGCCGGTGGGTTTCTGGTGAACTGGATCGACGCAGCCGGATGGCTGCGGATCGACACGTTGGCACCTGACGGGTGGTCCGTTGGCAGTGGTGGTCGGTTTGACCGTGGCGAT